ACTACTGTTCCGCTTGTATAACCTGTAATCTCGGCAGCTCCCCAAGTATAAACTGGTGGAGAAGCACCACTATCATGTCTAATTCTCACCCACCGTCCAATATCATCTGACGTAAATGTACTTGAACTCGCAGTAATGTTAACACTTCCTGTAGTTCCACTAGGATACATAGTCACACTTGAAACATTTGTATTAATATAAGGTCCATCTACAAATGGAACATCAGTCAATGTCCATGAAGTATGTCCTGTTCTTGATAATTTTCTAGGTTTATGACTTTCATGAACAAGATAAAGTATATCAGCTGATTGCACGAATTCTAATTCTAAAACTTGAGCAGCTGTATAAGTAGTAGCAAGTTCATAAGGAGTTGTACCACTTGAAACTATTACTCCCTCATCTTTATAAAATCTAATATAATTATGTCCAAATTCTAATATATAAGCTTGAGTCTTTGAAAATACGAAAGGAATTAATCTTGCCCCAGAATTAGAGCCAGAAGATGTTTTTATTTCACTAATATGTCTTGTACCTGGTCTTTTAGTAAGACCTCCATGCATTAAGACAATAAAATTAGAGATTTTAGAAGCACCATTATAGTACTTATCTACATCGATACGACCATTAAGTCTGGGACTAAGTTCCCCTGAAGTGAAATTTGTAAGTATTGGTGAAGATTCTGCCATATCATATCATTACGTTGTGTACTTATTCCAACGATAATCGCTCAAATTAGTACCACTCACTCTTGATTCAATCCAGAAATCAGCATCAAGACCTTCAGGCGTTCCTTCCATTGCATCAGTACTTCTTGCTATACCTAATTTCTGCATATATAAATTATTCATTGCATCAAGCGTTCTTAAATCTTGCAATAATGGCATAGTGAGATTAGCTGCTAGTTTAATAGCAAGGAGATCTATTAATAAAGCGTCATACGTTGTGACAACTGTATTTTGAAAAACATAAGTACATCGAAACGTACTTCCCTCTGTTAATAATTTGTCTCCTTCAATTTTATATTCTAAACTATCATCTTCAGGTCTTACTATTCTTAACCAATCAGCTGGTAGTTGAAATTCTGCAGTAAAATAAAAAGCTGGAGTAGTTCCAGTTAAAGATAAAGAAGCCCTTTTAATACAACAATTCCAAGGGTGCATTCTAAACACAGCATCTCTTGTGTCGTCAAAAAGCTCATTAGAAAATCGCGCCGCTTTAGTATCTTCAGTTAGCGTTGTGATAAATTCTGCACCTAATAGGCCTAATGCTCTGTTTACAATGTTTATCTTTGTTGTTGCCATAATTCCTTCTTTAGACTAAGGGGACCGAAGCCCCCTTAGTTTTGTTTAGTTTAGTCTACTACGTAAAGTAAGTAGCCTACTAGATCGTCGCCCGACACCATAGCCGTTGGAGATGTAGCTCTGATAACAACACCACTTTGTGTTTCAAAAGTGTGTGTGCCACCCGTAGCTTTAACTGTAGCTAGAGCACCTTCTAACGTGAAGTACCCTACTGTATCTACAGATAATCCATCTACAAGACCATCAATGTCTAATGCAACCGCGTCCCCGTCAATGTCAGTATAAGCGTCCCAGCCCAAGTCTAATGTAGCTGAACTAGTAGTCCAGTTTACATAAGCTCTTGAAGCTGCAAGAAGCACTTTTACTTTTCCTGCAGGCAATGAACAAAGAGCCACAGATGAACCTGCGTCTCCTGTTCCGTCTTGGTCATGAGTAAAGTAAGCAATTCTTACTCTTCCATGATAGACGTTTGCCTCATTCAAAGTAACAGGAGTTGCAGTAGCATTTGTATACTCAGTACTTTTTTGAGTTGTTACAGCCATTTCTATATCCTCCTATTATGATTCGTCACACTTAATTTCTAACACTTTGCCCTCTTCCATTCGAGTTGCCCCGAAAGAAGCTGAACAATATACTTGGGTAGAGTTCCTCTTATCACGTCTAGGACCGATATCAACTGTGATATCAGCACCCATAGCCATAAGAAGTCCCGATTTAACGTATGCTACCACTCGTCTGTAACTATTTGTGTCTGTGTCTACTCTTTCAGTTCTAACAAATTGGAATCCCATAAACGTGTTCAATTCACCTTGTACCAAAGCTTTGACTGAATTATAGTCAGAGCTTGTTACTTCAGTTGTTTGTAACAAGTCGTTTACTTGCTTAGCAGTTACAATAATAGCTCTTGGATCTGAAGGATCAGTTTCATTCGCGTCCAAAAGTCTTTTTGCTTCTCTAAGTTTACCAATAGTTAGGCCAGAATTTGCAGCCCCACCAGACTCAACGTAATTAACAGCGATTTGGCTCGCACTATCAAAGGTTTGGCTTCCACTTCCAGTCTTACCAGTTTTGGCAGTACCAAAAGCAGCTTCTAGGATAACATCATCCATTTTTCTGCCAAGGGCCCAAGCGGCGTTTTGCGCGTAAGGAGATGCTGGGTCAGTAAGTAGTCTTATTCTATCAGTTCTGTCTATCATATCCGCCCAATCAAAATCTCTCAATGATATTTGTCTTCTATCATGAGGAGTTGAGATTAGAGGAGTATCAGAATGTCTAGATGTTACTTCTACCGCATCAACAGATCCTATACGATCATAGTATTCAAACTCAGCGCTTTGTGATTCAACTCGTACAAAAGGTCTAAGTCTTGAGCCTTTTTGTTGTAAAAGGGCTTCGACGTTAGCTCTGTACTGTTGAACAAAAGCTGTCGTTATTTGTATTGACATACTATTCGCTCCGTTGTGTCATTGTTTATATAAATCGAAAACGCTACCCAAGTATGGACATTCTCTCACTTGTTTACGTCTATGTGTACAGTCGACGGATGGACCTCGCGGCTACCCATCATTATCTACTATATAACTAGTAGATAAATTCGTAAATACTTATTTTATGCACTTGACACCGGAGTTTCATCAGGGTATGCTAATTTATATAAGCTATTCATTTTCTTTACAGCTTCATCATGACTTGCATTTTCTCCAGATGCATACGCTTGCATAAAAGTACTATCACGATTATATCTAGCAATTTCTGTTTTTGCTTGATCAGGGGTCATTACAAATGCCCTTTGAGAACCAGCATCAGATTTTCCTTCTGCAAGGCCCTCTCCAACTTTAGCAAATAGTTTAACAAACATTGGATTATTACCCATCCCTGTATCTGCTAACCATCCTTTCAAGGTGTCATCTCCATAAGAGTCGACAGCCCTTTTTGCTAGATCTACGCGTTCATCATAAGCTTTACCATATTCTTTCTTTAAAGAATTAACCCATTCTGCAGATTCTGTTGCAGTAGTTTTTCCTTCAAGTTCAGCTTTTTGGCCTATATATTTATGATAACCGTCATAAATCGTTTGAGCTTGTTTTGAAGTTAAACCTGCATTATATGATGTCTCTCTGAAACTTTGTTCAAAAGCATCATCATATTTCAATCCTTCCGGAAGAGAAGGTTTTTCTCCAAATTGATAGTCTTTCACTGCTTCAGGACGTCCTATCGAACTATGAAAGGAACTCCATTCTTCATCAGTTGCTTTCTCATCAGGAAGAGCAATTCTATTCTTCCCAATAAGTTTTTGGCCACTAATATAACTTTTGGCCATACTGCCAACATCTTTTATGTCAGCAAGTGAAGGGTCTGCACGTACGTCTTCAGGTAGAGAAGCTCTCCAATCAGCAGGCGCTTGCGCATCTGGTGCTGGAGCAGCATCTGAGCTACCCGTTAGTACGGACCCAGTCGTTTTGTCATCACTCATTTGTTGCCTCCATATTGAGCATGTTTTTAAAGTCCTCAGGCTTCTTATTCAGAAACTTAAGGATTGATGTTACGATACGTCTCATCCCTTCACGATGAGCAGTCTCGTGTGAATCGCCTGGAACATGTGTTGTATCCAGAACGTAACTAGTTTTACAAAGATGGTTTAAAACTATTTCTCCATCTTTAGAATTAAATATTGCTTTATAGTGATCATTTAATTTTTCTAATCCTACTTTTTTAGCCAATTTGACCTGCCTCACTATTTGCTTTTCCAGCTTCAGCTACATTTTTAGCAGCTTGACTTTCTTGTTGTGCTTGTTCTGCTTCTGCCATAGCTTGTTGCTGTTGTTGTCTTT